TATGAATACGTTGCCCTTTGAAAATATACCATTTAATAAAATTAACTCAATGGGACAACAGTGGGTAAGAAAATTTTCTCTTGCTCTTTCAAAAGAAACATTAGGGCAAATTCGAGGTAAATTTGGGGGAACAATTCCTATTCCGGGTGAAAGTGTCACCTTGAATGCCAGTGATCTTCTTGCCCAAGCTGCCGCTGAACAGTCCGCACTAAAAGAAGAGTTGAATAAACAACTTGATGAAATGCTTTATTCCAAACTTGCGGAGACCGACAAGGCGATGATAGACAATACGGATGCTATCGTAGGAAAAGCGCCTTTAAAGATTTATGTGGGGTAATTAAATGGCTAATGAATGGGAAAGACCAACTCAACCACCTCCTCCATTGTTTCTGGGAGAAAAAGAAAAAAATCTTGTCAAGCAAGTTAATGATGAAATCATCGAAAGGGTTGTCGGACAACAGATTTTGTATTTTGCTATCGATATGGAGACAACAAATTTTCATTCTCTTTATGGAGAAGCAATAGAAAAAAACTTCCTTCATCCGATAAGAGTTTATGCTCTTGTGGAATATGGAGGAATCGAGACCAGCTTCATGGACAACATCGGAATTGATAAAAAGACAACTGCCACTGTGCATTTTCATAAAAAAAGATTAACGGAAGATCAAAATTTGTTTGTTAGGGAAGGAGATTTTATAAGATACGGTGAAATCTTCTATGAAATCGTAAAGTTAAATGAGCCTAAGCAATTATTTGGCCAAATTGATTCAAGATTTGAAATAACTGCTGAATGTATCAGATCAAGGGACGGATTATTCAATGCACAGTAAAGAAACAACAATACAACCATCAACAATTGAAACAATCGATTTGGCATTGTACGATCTTATCGATAAGCAATTTGATCTCAATACTAACACAAACTCCGGTTTTAAAAAAGTGCCGGTTTTGTGGATTTCGCCGGAACGATCGTTTCATATTAAAGAAAAGCAAATTAGAGATTCTGTTGGGAAATTAAAACTACCTTTGATAACAATTGAAAGAGCATCTTTCGCGAAAGATTCGCAATTTAAAGGGGGTTTTCAAGCAAATATTTTTCCAGATAAAAGTGGGCCTCGCGGATATCGCAAACATCAATTAAAAGCCGCTCAGTCCATTGCTAGAACCTCTACAAGAAAATATGCTTCGGCGGATGCTTACCGGAAGAAAGGGCAATATCACTATCCCACTGATAATAAAAAAATTGTTTATGAAGAAATCTATATGCCGATACCAGTGTGGATTACTGTTATGTATTCTATTACGTTGAGAACAGAATACCAACAACAAATGAATGATCTGATCACTCCTTTTATTACAAGAACCGGTAATATCAATGCATTGTTGATGGAGAAAAATAAACATAGATATGAAGCCTTTATCCAACAGGATTTTGCTCAAACAAATAACTCATCAAATCTTGGAGAAGAGGAGAGATCATTTCAAACTAAAGTTGACATTAAAGTATTGGGATACCTTCTTGGCGATGGAGAAAATGAGGAGGTTCCAAAGATTATTAAGAAAGAAACCATTGTTGAACTTAAATTAATTAGGGAAAGAACTATCGTTGGAGACGAAAAACCCTGGGAGACCGACAACAAGAAATATAGGGACATTTAGTGATTTTCCAAAATTGCACAACTATTTAATAAGAATTAGAATTACTAAAGGAGAACTAGTCCATGGCTAAAAAATTTGATTTTCTATCTCCCGGGATTGAAATGCGAGAAGTTGACCAAAGCTTCATTCCTGGCGAAAGAGATGCTGAAGGGCCGATTATCATTGGTCGAACTAGAAAGGGTCCGGCTAATAAACCTGTAAAAATTAGAAATCTTGATGATTTTGTATCGGTCTTCGGGGCACCTGTTCCTGGTGGAACCGGCGATCAGGGCGATATCTGGCGAGAAGGCAACACAACAGGCCCAACATATGCTTCTTACGCTGCGCAGGCTTGGCTGGCATCGGAAGAGTCACCTGTTGTTGTGGTTAGATTAGCAGGAGAACAACACCCGAATGCTAGTGCTGGATATGCTGGTTGGAAACTTGATGCCACCCCAAGCGCTACCATTTCTAGCAACGGAACCGCTTACGGACTTTTCTTGGTTAATTCTGGATCTACTGATTTTGGTACCGGCTCTCTTGCTGCTGTTCTTTACGCAAATGAGGGATACATCACCCTTACCGGTTCTCATCATGTCTCGGGCAGTATGGGATCCCAAACAATCAATGAGGCTGGAACATTTATCAAATCTGTTGGAGCTGGCAGAGCATTTAAATTTAATATCTACAACTCAGCTGGAACTCTTTTGGAAACCCCGGTTGTAAATTTCAGTCGAAATTCTTCTAAATACATACGTAATGTTTTAAATACCAATCCACAATTAACTAACAGCACTGTTATCGATTCTGCTGATTTAAAAACATATTGGCTTGGTGAATCATATGTTCGAAATGTTGAAGACACTGTGACAAACACGGCGGCTGGTACTGTTTATGGTATTTTGCTACCACTAGAAAGTGGTTCGTTATCTGACAACAATTGGTCCGATCGGAATGAATCAGCAAAAGAAGCAAAATCTGGCTGGGTTATATCACAAAAAGCAACTAATCAAGTAAAGCTTTTCCGACTTAAAGCGATGTCAGTTGGAAATGAAACTCAAAGAAATTATATGATTGCAGTTGAAAGCATTAAAGAACCAACAAACTCCAATGTGGAATCTTATGGCTCTTTTACAGTCGCAGTCAAAGACATGTCCGGAATGGCTGTTGAAAGATTTTCCAATGTTAACTTAAATCCTGCTTCTCCAAACTATATTGGAAAAAGAATTGGCGATCAATACATGACTTGGGATAATAGCAATCGACGCTATAGAACATATGGGGATTATCCAAATCAATCCGATCTCATTTATGTTGATATAAATCAAAATATCGCCGATGGCGGCGGAGCTGGTCTCCTCCCCGCGGGATTCTACGGTCCGGTTCGACCGAAAGGTTTTACTCTTGCATATGGTCACAATACTGCTCAAGCATTTGGAGATGGTGGGCCTTCTGGAACTAAAGCAGCCATTGTTATTACAGTTGCAGGAGGTGAATTGGTCGAGAATGATGTATTTACAGTCACCTTGGCTGGTGATGCATACCAAGTAACCGTCGGTTCGACTTCAGTCACAAGCGCCACTTCATTTACTGATGGTGGTGTTGCAGCATCTCCTCGATACACTGCCATTATCAAAGCAGAAACCGACGATGGCGGTACTCCAACGGGTGATGATTTGCAAGAACTCTTTAACAGTGTCGATGGTTACACAGCTACTGATAATAACAGTGGCGTGGTCACAATTACAGCGGATAAAGCGGGTGCTTTCTGGGACATAAGTTATGCCGAAACCACCGATGCGAATTCTAGAATATCTGCCGCTACTCCAACTGCTGGTACTGGTTCCGATGGTTTTCTTGGCGCTTTTGTTAAAGGAAACAATACTTGCCCAGCAATGGGCGGCACTTCAACTGTATTTGCGGCTGGCCCTCTTCACTATACGGCTTCGTTTAATTTCCCAAAAATACCTTTAAGAGATGCGGGAACTGACGGCGCTGCACCAGATCCTTATCGAGTTTATTATGGAATTCGTCCAAAACTTTCAACAACGTCTACTACTAATGACCCAGATTATGTTGATTATGTAAGAAGTCTGAATGCAGGAGCTGATGCTCATACACCAACTAATGATGATCATTTTGAATATTCATTTATCTTCACTTTAGACGACTTAGTTGTTAACAGCGACGAGAATACTGTAACTTATACATCTGGTTCTTGGTCTGCTACTGCAAATACGTCTACAACTTCATTTACCTCTCCTCAAAATGCACAAACTAATCAAAATGGAACATTCGGAGAACTTCTTGATCTCAATGTTCGTCAGTTTTTGATGCCGATTTGGGGTGGTACTGAGGGCTTTGATATTACAGAAAAAGAGCCTCTTAGAAATGATGGAATTGGTTCTTCTCTTGCTGAGACAACCAATTACGTACAATACACTCTTCTTAAAGCGATTGATTCTATAAAGGATCCCGAGGTTGTTCCAGGGAATCTATTAATGGCGCCTGGTATCTACGAGCCATTAATCACCAATAAACTTATCAGCATTGCTGAAGATCGAAAAGATGTTTTGGCGGTTATCGATCTCGAAAACGATTACGTTCCGACAGCGGAATCTAAAGACACTGCTGCTAATCGACTTGGTTCAGTAACGAGCGCAGTTTCTAGTCTTAAGTCTAGAAATCTTAATTCAAGTTATGCGTGTTGTTTTTACCCTTGGGTTCAGGTGGCAGATAATATCTCTGGAGGCCAATATGTTTGGATTCCATCTTCTGTTGCCGGCCTTGGAGCAATGGCAAAATCTCAAGCACAATCTGAAGTTTGGTTTGCGCCGGCTGGATTTAATCGAGGCGGACTTGGAAATCTTGGAGGCCGGCGAGGTCCCCCTGTTATCTCTGCAAGACAAAGGCTTGATTCTAATGAAAGAGACTCTTTGTACGAGGTTAACATTAATCCAATCGCTACATTCCCTGCCGAAGGTGTTGTGATATTCGGACAAAAAACTCTTCAAGCAGGACAATCAGCACTAGATCGAATTAATGTCCGCAGGTTGCTTCTTTATCTAAAGTCTAAAGTTAGCACAGTTGCTAGAAATCTTTTATTTGATCAAAATGTTGATTCTACTTGGGCAAGATTTAAATCTCAAGTCAATCCAGTGTTAGCAGGTACGCAAGCGAGATTTGGTTTAACAGATTATAAATTGGTTCTTGATGAAACAACGACAACTGCTGACTTGATTGACCGTAATGTTATGTATGCAAAAATCTACATTAAGCCTGCTCGAGCCATCGAATATATTGTTGTTGATTTTGTTATCACCAGAACTGGTGCAGAATTTGTTTAAAGTACTATTTAATTTAAAAGGAGAAACACTCAATGTCATTTTGGTCTGAAGCACATGGAATAGGGAACAAGGAGCCTAAAAGAAAATTTAGGTTTAAGATTATTTTCAATGGTCTCGCTGATGATTCCGGTTATGTATGGTTTGCTAAATCTGTTAACAAGCCTAATTTTGAAATTAGTGAAAGCGAACACACTTTTCTAACTCATAAATTCTATTATCCTGGTCGTGTAACTTGGAGTACCATCGATATGGTTTTAGTTGACCCCGTTTCTCCCGGAGCAACTGCTCAATTAAATGCTCTATTGGATGCACAAGGATATGCAATTCCTAACGGCCCTGGGGGATCTTATGAAACTATGTCAAAAGGCAAAGGAGCAGCGGCTCTTGGAAATATCCAAATTGAACAATTAGATTCAACTGGTGCCGCTATCGAAAGGTGGACTCTTCAAAACCCATTTGTCAAGGGCGTTAAGTATGGCGATTTAGATTATAGTGCGGAAGACCTTGTAGAAATTACCTTGACTCTTCGTTATGACTGGGCTATCTGTGATATTCTTCCAGGCGACACTACTGCTGGTATTGATACTAACGTTGGTGCAGATATTTCAAAAATTGAGATTGGAGACGCTCAGATGCCACCTCCGGCCAATAGTTTCTTTAATCCCGAAGCATAGTGAGGTTTAAATGGCTTTTTGGACTCTTCGAGATTTCACGCCAAAATTAAAAGATAGGTTTGTTGTGATAATTGGTGGAAGATTTGTGATTGCCGCCAAATCAGTTAGCAAGCCTACTTTAACATTTGACAATAAAGAATACAAAATGATCAATCATCATTTTAAGTATCCCGGATTGCCTAAGTGGAATACAGTTAAGGTCACATTTGTTGATATGGCAGGTCAAGTTGATCGAGCAGGAACTCCC